TAATAAAGTTGCAGGAACTATATCTTTACATAGAAAGAAATATTCAAATACATTATATACAATAAATGCATTAAATGAATGTATAAAGAATTTAAACAATGGTGTTATGGACGCAAAGTTTATGGTGCCGTGGGAAAACTTTAAGAATATGTTACTTATAACAAATTCAGAAGGATTAAATAGAATAAATACGAGAATCTATAAGATAATAGATTTAGGAAAATAGAGAGGTTATAAAAATGGCTAAAAAATCTAAAAAAGAATCAACATTATATTATTTTTATTCTACTGGTTGTGCTTTTTGCAAAAAGATAGATCCAATAGTAGAAAAATTAAATGAAGAGGGTTATGATATTTTAAGACTTGATTTAACTGATAAAGACAATCAAGGTTTAAAAAGAGAAATCGAAAACAAATATGATTTAAGATGTGGAACACCATGGCTTGTAGATGCAAGTAATGGTAATCATATATGTGGTTGGAGAGATGAAGACACAATTAAACAATGGGCGGATGGAAAAATAGTAGAAGAAACACCAAAACCAAAAACATCTCCACCACCACCACCTTCAAATCTTGATGATGAAAAGATAGTTAATGATTGGAAAACAAAATATCAAAAATGGTTGAATGAAAATAATCATATGAATCAGTTACCAAATACGGATGTTATGTTACAACAATTAAGAAAAAGAAAAGAAATGCTTGAAAGACAAAAAGTCGATAGAATTCCTGTCGATGAAAGAATCAATACATTGGAATTTAAAATTGATAAATTAATGAGACATCTTGGAGTAAAATGAGTTTTAAATTCAAACCAAAACCAACGGTTGATAGAGAAGCTACAGAAGAAGAAATAAAAAAAACAAAAGAAGCGGAGGAGATGTTAAAGGAAGAAAATAAACTTCCACCAGCATCTCAAATGGTTCGTAATATTGCTGTTGACCATTGGAAAAGTTTAAAGGCATTCTTAAAAGGAAAACATGTTATAGTTCCACAAGAGGTTGCAGAAGAAAGATGGGAAATTTGTAAACAATGCCCACTTCTCAAATACGATGAAACTAATCCAGATACTAATAAAAAAGATGGTAGATGTACAGAATGTGGTTGTTTTATGAATGTTAAGTGTCATTATGCAACTGCGGAGTGTCCGATAGGTAAATGGAAAAAATTTGAAAAAAAATAAAAAAAAGCTTGACTTATATTGCTTTTTTGTTATATATTATAGAGATAGAAAAAAATAGGTTATATGGTTCATAAAACCATAACTAATAAACGATAAACGATAAAACAATAGGAGAAGTAAAAAATGGATATAAATGCAATCAAATCCAAACTCGCAACATTACAATCAACAAGTTCAAATAAAGATAACTTTTGGAAACCTGAACCAGGTAAACAAGTTGTTCGTATTGTTCCTTACAAACATAATAAAGATAACCCATTTATTGAGTTATTCTTTCATTATAACTTAGGTAATAATAAAACTTACCTATCACCTGCATCATTTGGTCGTCCAGACCCAGTTCAAGAATTTTCTCAAAAACTAAAATCAACAGGTAATAAAGATGAATGGATTCAAGGTAAAAGACTTGAACCTAAAATGAGAACTTTTGCACCTGTAATAGTTCGTGGCAGAGAATCTGAAGGTGTTAAGTTTTGGGGATTCGGTAAAACTGTATATCAAGAACTTCTTGGTGTAATTGCTGACCCTGATTATGGTGACATAACAGATGCTACTAATGGTAGAGATATTGGTATTGATAGACAGACTCCTGCAGAGGCTGGAAATCAATATGGTAAAACTACTGTAAGAGTTAAACCAAATATGACTCCGATTACAGAAGATGCTGATTTATTAAAAAAAGTTTTTGATAATCAATCTAACTTGACAGAGTTGTATACAGAACCTACTTATGATGAGTTAAAAGAAGCTCTTCAAAATTATCTGAATCCTTCTGATGAAACAGAAACTGCAGAATCAACTACAACTACAACTGAAAAAGTTGCAGAAAAAACTGAAACTGCAAAAACAGCAGATGTGTCAGATGCATTTGATGAGTTATTCAATACTTAATTAAATTAATTTATGAGTGGGATGTATATTCTCACACAAGAAACTTTCCACAAGAATAAAAGTATTCTTAGCATCACTCTCCCACTCATAACATCATAGGAGAACAATATGTCAGAAAAAGACGAATTGGCTGGGATAATAGCCGATGAACTAAATAAACAGTTCAAACATCAACAAGTTGCTTACTTTCTTGAAGAAGGTGGTAATCCTACTGATGTGACGGGTTGGATTTCAACTGGTTCAACGATGTTAGATTTAGCAATTGCTAATAAACCAAATGGTGGAGTTGCCGTAGGTAAAATCACTGAACTAAATGGTTTAGAAGGTAGTGGTAAATCTCTAATAGGTTCTCATCTATTAGCTTCAACACAAAAACAAGATGGTATAGCGGTTTATATAGATACCGAATCAGCAGTATCTCAAGAATACTTGAGGGCTATTGGTGTGGATACAAGTAAAATGTTATATGTTCATCTTGAAACTTGTGAAGAAATATTTGATACCATTGAAACAATTGTTACTAAAATCAGAGAATCAAATAAAGACAAGTTAGTTACAATCTTGGTTGATTCATTAGCAGCTGCTTCTACTAAACAAGAAATGGATGCTGACTTTGATAAAGATGGTTGGGCAACAGCCAAAGCAATCATCATATCAAAAGCTATGAGAAAAGTAACACAAATGATAGCACGACAAAAAGTTGCATTGATTTTCACAAATCAATTACGACAAAAGTTAGGTGTTATGTTTGGAGATCCTTGGACTACTTCAGGTGGTAAGGCTCTTCCATTCCATTCATCAACTCGTGTTAGATTCAAAAATGCTGGACAAATCAAAGATACTAATAAAAATACTGTAGGTATTAAGATTAAAGGACAAGTGATTAAGAATCGTCTCGGCCCTCCAATGAGGACTGTAGAGTTTCCACTTTACTTTGATAAAGGTATTGATGACTTTGGTAGTTGGTTAACTGTAATGAAAGAACACAAACTTTTAAAAGTAGGTGGTGCTTGGTATACATTACAACATTGTGACCTTGAAACTGGTGAATTAATTAAAGAATACAAGTTCTTATCTAAAGATTTTGAAAATCTAATGTTAGAAAATTCAGAATTAAAAGATTATTGTTACAAATTAATCTGTGAAGCTTGTATTATTAAATATGATTCTAAGGAACTTGGTATTGATGATGTAGAACAAACCGATGAGGTATTGGATGAACTCTAAAAAAGAATTAAATGAAAAATATTTATCTTTTTTAGACCAAACAAAAGATGATACACACAAAGCTGTAAATCATCTTAACGACAGAGTATTGATTGTAGATGGCCTGAATACATTTATCAGGTCATTTGCAGTTAATCCTGCGTTAAATGAAGATGGATTACATATTGGTGGTATGGTTGGTTTTATGAAATCAGTTAGATATAGTTGTGATATATTGAAACCATCTCGTTGTATTATTGTGTTTGACGGAAAGGGTGGAAGTAAAAGAAGACAGAAAATATATCCAGAATACAAAGGTACTCGTAAAGTTAAACGAAGATTGAATCGTAATGTGGATTGGGGAACAGCTCCTCAAGATGAACAACAATCTATGAGACAACAAATGGGTAGGTTGGTTGAGTATTTAGAACAATTACCTCTAACATTAGTTTCAGTTGATGGGATTGAAGCAGACGATACAATGGCTTATATCTCACAACAATTACTGCCAGAAAGTGATTGTATATTGATGTCAACAGATAAAGATTTTATTCAATTAGTTGATGATAGAGTGAAGGTATGGAGTCCNACAAANAANAAATTATATAACAAACAAGCAGTNTTGGAAGAGTTTGGTTTACCATCAAGAAATATGTTAACATATAGAATTGTGGATGGAGATAAATCAGATAATATCAATGGAGTTATGGGAGCTGGTTTAAAATCTTTGATAAAATACATTCCACAAATTACAGAAGATGAAGATTTTACAGCTATGGATTTAATAAATTTTGTAAATAATTCAGATTCTAAAATAAAACTCTTGGAAAATATAAAAAAAAGTAGTAACTTGTTAAAGAGAAATTATTTACTAATGCAACTAAACAATGTAGACATACCAAACCACACAAAGATGAAAATTCAAGGTGCTGTGAATGGTGATGTTCCACAATTAATTAAGTATAAATTTCAAACAATGTTTATAAAGGATAAATTACAATCAAACATAAAAAACTTTGATAGTTGGGTTATGGAGTTTGTAAGATTAGATAGGTTTAGGGGATTGAATGGATAAATTAACAGATTTTGGACACACATTTCAAATTAAATCGGTTGCTAGTCTAATGAAAAATCAGTCGTTTCTTGAACAGATACACGATATATTAGATGAGAAACATTTTGATAGTGATGCTCTAAAATGGGTTGTAAAAGAGTGTAAGAAATATTATGATGAATATAGAAAGTGCATAACTCTTGATGTATTTAAAGTAAAGACAAGTGAAGTAGAAAACGATGTGTTAAAGTTATCCATTGTAGAAAACCTTAAAGAAGTATTTAGACATATGGAATCACCAGATTTAGATTTCATTGAAGACAAAGCATTAGACTTTTTCAAGAATCAAACATTAAAGAATGCTATCATACAATCAGTTGAAATTATGGAATCAAAAGGTGACTTTGAACAAATCAAAAGATTAGTAGATGACGCTTTAAATGCTGGTACGGAAAGAAACATAGGACACGAGTATATTGAACATATTGAAGATAGGTATTCAGAAACTGCTAGAACAACAGTTCCAACTGGTTGGGATGTCATAGATGACTTAACTCAAGGTGGTTTAGGTGGTGGAGAACTTGGAGTGATTGTAGCACCTGCTGGTGTTGGTAAAACTTGGGTGTTAGCCGCTATTGGTGCTAACTCAATGAAAAAAGGAAAACATATAGTCCATTATACATTAGAATTGAATGAGGCTTATGTTGGATTACGATACGATAGTATTTTAACTGGTGTAGCAAATCAGAATCTTAAATATCATAAAGATGATGTACAAACAGAAATGGATAAATTAAAAGGTGATTTGGTTATTAAGTATTATCCAACCAAGTCTGCTAGTGTAAATACTTTATCAGCTCATTTGAAAAGAATCACAACATTAGGAACTGAAGTGGATATGGTTATTGTAGATTATGCAGATATATTGAAAGATAATCAATTTGCAAAGGAAGTTAGACATGCACTTGGAAACATATATGAAGATTTAAGAGGACTTGCTGGTGAGTTTCAGATTCCAATATGGACTGCATCACAAGCAAACAGAAGTGCTCTTGACGAAGATGTGATTCAAGCAGAGAAGGTATCTGAATCATATCAAAAAATTATGACAGCAGATTTTGTAATGTCATTGAGTAGGAAAGTGGAAGATAAGATAGGTAACACGGGTAGATTCCATGTAATCAAAAACAGATTTGGTCCTGATGGTATAACATTCCCAGCAAAGGTAAATACCAACACTGGTAAAATGGAAATCTATGAGGGTAATTCTGTTGGTGGTAAAGAACAACAAGGTAAAATAGACAACAGAGATAATCTTATGAAAAAAATGTTATCCAATAGGTACGAAGATTTAATGGCAGATGAATAAAACATTACACTTGGTATTAAAGAGAAAATATTTTGAAAGAATATTCAATGGAACTAAAACTACTGAATATAGAGACCTTACAGAATATTGGAAAAGAAGAATAGATGGAAAACATTACACATATATAAAGTTTCAATTAGCCTATTCCAAAAATCCACCAACAATGTTAGTGGAAGTATTGGGTAGAAATATAATTGATTATAAAGGTGTTAAATCATACGCATTTGATTTAGGAAAGATAATAGAGGTAAATAATTATGAGTAAAGAAAAAACAGACTTAGAGGTATTTCAAGAATGGGTTCAAGAGTTAAAAGAATTAGTATTTGGAACACCAATAACAGACTTAATGGAAAAACCAAAGAAAAGAAAAAGAGCTCGTAAAAAAGATGGAACATATAGAGGTGATGATAAATCTACACCTAATGTTAATGAAGCTTGGGAGAGTGAATAATGGTTAAGAATAAAAAATCAGTAGGGTTCAGAACCAAGAAAGAAGAAAAAGAAGAACAGTTTGATGATTGGGGTATATATCCAACACATGTAATAATACCAGATGATTATTGGAGTTATGAAAGTAACTGATTTCATAGTAGAACCTGTTGAACGAAGAATAATATCTAAGTTCATTGAGAAACATCACTATTCTCACAGTACAAACGGAGTACAACATATACAATGTTTTGCTATGTTTCGTGAGGGTAAGTTTGGTTTTGATAAAGAGATGATTGGTGCTGCTATGTATTGTTATCCATCAATGCCAGCTACTGCTAAAAAATATAATCCAATTAATCCTGATAGATGTTGGGAGTTAAGAAGATTTGTTTGTATTGATGATACACCAAAAAATGCAGAAAGTTATTTTATATCACAATGTCATAAATGGACAAAACAAAATACAGATATAGAAGTTATTGTTTCATTTGCTGACTTAGAAGAAGGACATACTGGTGTGATATACAAGGCTAGTAACTTTCATTTTTATGGACAAACTGGTGGTGGAAGTAAATTAATGGTTGATGGTGTTTTAAGACACAATCGTTCATTGAATCAGAGTAAGAGAACATTTGGTAGAACTTTAAAACGAAGGTATCAAGCTGGAGATAAGGATGTATATCAAGTCAAAACTAAACCAAAGAACATTTATGTTTACTATTTAAATAAAAAAATCAAGAAGAAATTATTAAAGTGATATTTATAAATACCTAACCAAAAGGTTATGATTTAAATCACAAAAATTAGAGGGGATAGAGGAAATGGATATTTCAACGAAAATATTGTCGGATATTACTGTGTATATGAAATACGCAAGATACATACCTGAAAAGAAGAGAAGAGAAACTTGGAAAGAATTGGTGGAACGAAACAAGAAAATGCACACCAAGAAATATCCAGAATTAAAATCACAAATAGATAAAGCTTATAAATTTGTATTAGACAAAAAGGTTTTACCATCAATGAGGAGTATGCAATTTGCTGGTAAACCAATTGAAATATCACCAAACAGAGTTTATAATTGTGCTTATCTACCAATAGACAATTGGCAGTCATTTTCGGAAGTAATGTTTTTATTATTAGGTGGAACTGGTGTAGGGTATTCAGTTCAACAACATCATGTAGAACAATTACCTGAAATACATTTACCAAACTTTAAAAGAAATAGAAGATATTTAATCAGTGATTCAATTGAAGGTTGGGCTGATGCTGTCAAAGTATTGATAAAATCTTATTATTATGGTGGTTCTCATATCAATTTTGACTTTTCAGATATTCGTCCAAAGGGTGCTGAATTGGTTACAAGTGGTGGTAAAGCNCCAGGTCCTCAACCNTTAAAAGANTGTTTGGTTAAGATNGATGGATTATTGGAAGGAAAAGAAAATGGAGATAAATTAACAACATTAGAGGTTCACGATATTGTT